AGCATAGGTAAAACGTTTAGCATCAGCTCTTGTTGTAAGTCCAGCAGCCTGTTGTGTTGCTGTGTGTACATCTCCTTCAAGTAATTCTTTGATGTATTCTTCATCTTTCATGTAGTGCGCAAGGCAGCGTAGCTCCAGACCTGAAGCGTCAGCACCCACTAGCACGTTACCCTCCTCGACTGTGAAACATTCACGATATTTAGACTCAGATGGTATCTGTGCCATGTTTGGTTTGCTATGTGTCATACGCCCAGTAACAGCGCCGCACGTATTGACGTAACCGTGTATGCGTTTGCCCTCAACGGAATCAATCCACGACTTGAGCATACCGATACGCTTGCTGATTGTTAAATACTCTAGCACCAGCGCAGCTTCTGGTATGTGTTGCAGTGGCTTTAGTGTGCTTTCATCAACCTTTGGTTTACCTGCCGGTGTTAGCTCAGTCCATACAACACCCTTAGAAACTAAACGCTCTGCTACCTGCTGGCGCGAACCGGGGTTGAACACTGTTACCTTATCCTTTAACTGCTTGCCTGTCTTCTCAGACCAACGCTCTTCAACGATGGGCGGGAATACTTCTTGCAGTTCAGATTCGATAGCGTTCATTCGCTGTTCGTGTTCAGCATGTAACGTACACGCCATGTCAAAGTCAAACGCAAAGCCGTTGCTGACCTGCCCTGCGATGATAACAGCTACGTCATGCTCTAGCTGCTGACAATGCTCACTGAAGTCTAGCTTCTTGAGGCGCTGTACTATGTGCCGGTAGACGTGCCATGTTGCGCGGCAGTCTGTCAGGCAGTACTCAACCATCTCATCTGTTAAAGGGCCGTCAAACGCTTCGGTTGAAAACTCTTGCTTGAGTTCTTCGCCGGTGCGCATAGCCCACTGCTTCAGTGAATGACCACCATCGATGGACGGATCAAGTAAACGACCAAGCACTAGCGTATCCTTGATGTCGCCCGTCCACGTAAAGCCCCAGACCTCTTCAAGCCTAGGCAGATCGAAGCCAATCAGGTTGTGACCTATAACCGTTGATACACCAGTCAAGGCTTCCTGTAGTTGTGTAACGCTGTAACACGCAATACTCTTCCCAGAGTCTGGCAGATACACTCCTGCTAGGTGTATCCTCTTCCAGTCCAGTGTCGTTTCTATATCCAGCACGGCGTATGTCATTGTCTTCTTCCTGTTTAATTATCCAGCGACTCATGTTACTCATCGAAGTCTGCCTGAGAAGTAGCTCTAGTTATGTGGTGTCCAAGATCAGGTCTGACCTTATCAATCAAGCGTGTGTAGTACGGTATGTGAGCGTTAGGAAGTTTAAAGTCTTCTGATTGTGTGAGAATTCTTTTGTTCCACCTAAGCACTTCAACAATCCATCGAATACCTAGCTTTTTCTCTCCGCTTTGTATCGCTTGCTCAACCATACGTATTATCTCTTGTAAGATATGTGGGTTGTCATTGTGAAACTGTTCAAACTTTTCTCTGTTACTCATCGTAATACTCCTCAAAGTCATCGAACAAACTATTAAGCTCTGGCAAATCAGCGAGCGTTCTAAGATCTGCACGATCACTGTAATTCACATCACCGCCTGCTGTCAAGCATGACATACACAAGTCGATGAACTCATCTGTATTGGCACAGCGCAGCGTTGACTCGTAATCTGACAGCTCTACGTTGCAGGCTTTGCATCTCATAGCGCATTCTCCTGTTCGGTTAAACGTCCTGTATCTTCGTTATAGACTAGCTCACCTGCTGGCCCGGTCTTACCACTGAAACGGTTCTTCAGTACGCGCAGCTTGGTCGTGTTGCGTACCTCTGCGTCCTCTGCTTGGCTGTTACGCTCTGCGCCTATCACTGCATCTGATAGCTGTGCGATAGCTGCACTGCCTCGTAGCATACCGAGACTTGTAACCGCACCATCCTCTAAAGACTTACCATCTGGACGCTTCAGGTGCGACACTAACAGTAGGGTGATCCGCATCTCCTGTACAAACATACGTAAGCGGGTCATTATCATGTCGATTGCCTTGCGTTCATCCCCGTTCTGCTGATCGGAAACAAGTATTGACAAGTGATCGAGGATAATAAACTGGCAGTTAAGACCCTTCACCATGTACCTCATACGTCCTATCACGCGCTCGATCTCGTTACTGCCGAAGCTATCCCAGAAGAATACACGATTGTCGTAGTCGCGCGAAACAAACACACGCTCGACTTCTTCAGGGTCGTAGTCACAGTCTGGTAGGTGGATAGGCTTGTTCATCTCCAGCCCTACAAGACCCCGCAACGTACGCTCTGGCGTTTCTTCTAAGAACATCAACCCCATTGGCGTGTCGCTCTGCTGTAACATCGACACCACCATCTCGCGCAGGATTGTAGACTTGCCTAGCCCCGAACCAGCACACAGCGTGACAAGCTCCGCAGGACGTATCCCGTACAGCATGTTGTCAAGTCTCTTAAACGGATACGAAACTGGACTGCGCGTTAGCGGTGTCTTGATAGCCTCTAACAATTCTCCGGCTCGCACGATACCGTCAGGTGTGAACGTCTCTGCTGCCCACCACTGCTTAACAAACGCCTCTTGCTTGCCGTTGATAAGGTAGTCATTCGCATCCTTGTAGTCTTTTAGCGTAACAATCTTGGCCTTGTTTCCAAACAATTCTGCTACGTCTTTGGCTGCCTTAACGCCGTGGCTGTCGCTGTCGAAACAGATGATGACGTTCTCGAAACTATTCAGGTATTCGTAATGTGTTTGACAGTCACGCACTGCTGATTGTGCGCCGTTACGTATGCTCACGACAGGGTATTTGTTATCGAACATCTGCGATGCTGCCATGCAGTCGTACTCGCCCTCTGTGAGCGTGATGTAACGACCACCGGGGCTGAACAATTGCTGACCAAACAGTTTACCTTTGCCCCAATCGCCTTCAGTAACGAAACGTTTGTCAGGGTAACGCACCTTCGTAGCGACTGGCTCATTGCCTTCGCCGTAGTAACCAAACAAAACCCGGTCACCGTCAACGATTGCGCTGTACATTTCAGCCGTGTTTTTCTGTATGCGTCTGTCAATGATGGCGCTGTACTTGCCCGTCAAGATGCGAGCATTGAATTGCTTTTTGCTTTCTGGTTTGTGCATAGGTTGAGCGCCGTTGGGTTTGGTGTACTTGTTACAAGCGAAACAGTACGTTGAATGATCGTCATTGATACCTAACCCATCACTGCTACCGCAGTCTTCGCAGGGCTGGTGTGTTTTAATATAACCCATAATCACCTCTTTAAAGTTTCTTTAAAGCTAAACTATAAAGATAATAATTTATAATAATTAACATTATAGCTAGCTTTAAAGTTCTTTATAGTAATATTGTAGCATGAATTTTAATAAGCGTCAACAGTAATGTCGTAAGTAACGTCCATATTTTCTTCAAGTGTGAAAATGTCCGTTATTAAATGGTCATCTTCACTGAAATGTTCAAGCACTAGGCTGTGCATTTCGTCTTCGTCCATCTTGCTTTTATGCTGAACGTCAACCTGTAACGTAATCTGGACTCGTGTTATTGTAACGTCACGCTCGTCAAGCTCGTCAGCGATTGCCTCTGCTGCTGTTACCAGCGCCGCCGAGTTTCCGTGTTCGTGCATGTACGTGTCGAGACGCTGTGCGATTTGTTCTAGTTCTTTCAGTGCAGTGCTCATAGTTTTATCCCCTCTCTACAATTTCTAATGCTCTTTCATATGTAAACTCTTTATAGGTGTCTTCCTTTTCGAGTTTTCTCAGCGCAGCTTTTAGCTTCTCCTCGAGAATTTCTACGTGCCCGTTATCAACAAAATAATCAAGAACACTATTTGCCAAGTTAATGGATAGTCTTCCCCTAGTTACGCTAGACAGTCCCCTGCCGTTTGAGAGAGCATTAAACAACGCCTCTTCAGGCTCGTAATCTTTCAGCTCATTCATGTATTTACGGGCATACTCTTGAAAGAAAGGCAGTAAAATTTCAACTAACAAATCTTGCTGCGGTCTGTAATGTTTAATACCGTGCCGATACCGAAACCAATTGGCTGCTTTCGCTCTCGGATTTTCATCACTCTGCCATAAATAATAAAGATTAAGACCCATTGTGTCAGCGATCATATCAATTTCCCTCGTTATTCGTCCAGCCACGCGGCCAGCTCTGGATGCGCGATACGTATCTTTCGCATAACGCGAGCAAGTATCGCTTTCACTGCGTCTTCGCTTATTCCAAGCTCGTCTGCTATCTCCGCCTTTGTCATGTACCAATCCCTCATTCTCCGCGCTCCCAGTAGTAGTCCCAAGCCAAGTCGTAAATGCGCCCCATGATTGCGTCATATAACTTACCGTTGACGTTTATCTTAACGCCACCCGACACAATGAAAACCTCACAATACATTGCGCCGTCGTCAAGATCCCATTCAACAAGGTATTCCATGTCGCCGCCTTCGTAATCAAAGACTCCGCCGCCGTTCTTATCTGTGCTCATTTGTCCATCCCCTTAAGTTCAATCCAAATAATCATTACTACCAGAAACGTAGCGTACACTATGAATTCCTGCGCGTCAATCATGCTGCACCTCTGAATTCATCCCATAACATTTTGCAAGTGAAGCCCACCGCAAAGCAAGCGAAATAAACTATCATTATTTAACCCTCTCCCGTGTCCCTAAAAAGAAACCGTTGCCGTATATCCGAGTGGTATATCCGTCCGTCCACCACTGATCCTCTTCCTCTGCCTCAGCATATGATCGACAGTGCTTTACAAATTCTATGCGTAGCGTGTTGGCATCCCGTGCCTCAAACGTCCACCCTTCCACTATTGTATGCTTACTCATGATCTTCTCCCATTGCGGTTAACTCTTGATTGAATGTATCAGCTATCTCATGCAGGTTTACGCAACTGAGCCAGCCGTTGTAGATGTCACAGGCTAGGCCGCGCATCTCATCGGCGTTAGCTATGTAGTATAACTCAGCGTCTAGCATCTCGCTATCTATTGCTTTCACCTCATCCTCTTGGCAACGCCCGAGGAAGTCCGTCTCGTTTAGCCACAATGCCGCTTGCCATGTTTCGTAATTTGTCCAGCCGTTGTAAGTATTGTCTGTCATGATTTAACCCTCTTTGGTCGTTGAAGAGCCGCTTACGCGGCCACTCCGTAAATTGATTGGTAAACGGCTTCAGTCATGGCTAGGCCCGAGTTCATCACCGCCAGCTTATCGTCACACATTGTGCCTTCCTTATATATAACCGTATCAAAGTCTCGAACCGTTGCGGCGTCTTCTTCGCTGAAAGCTATCACAGACATAAGATCCCAACCGCCTTCGCCACTGATTGGGTGCTTAGTGTAAATTTCATAAACGTTATATGTAGTCATAATGTATAACCTCTATTAGTAACTATGCGTTATTGCATGAGTACATATTGATCGAACCAATCCAGAATGTCAAAGACTAATTTGTCATATCAAAGAAATCTTTTATAACCATCTGAGAATCTGTAACGCGCCTAGCACGAACCATGCCAACTCTGTTGATCTGTAGCGTTTCACTACATGTATGGATGCACAGTGTCTGTAGTGTGTCTGTGGTGGTCTGTAGGGTGCTACTTAGACTCTCACACTCAGACTCCGCAGACCTAAANNGTAACGCTATTGATAACAATGATGCAAATGAGAATGATTCGTGTTACTATTTAGGGCCGGGGGAGGGGTATTGACTGCGCTGTGCTGTGCTGTTGCTGCACAGATACAAAAAAGAGTCAAAATAGAACCTAAATAACAATGCAATATGCAACTAAATAGTNTAAACAGAACAAAGACTTAACAGAATCTGTACTGCGCTGCTAGCGATAACAAAAAAGGTAACAGTACAGACTAGACAGTAATGTTAATTCTTCACAAATATCTAAATAGTTCTTGACAAATACTGAAAAGTATGCTATAATATACTGTATAGATAAGCATTTAATAGTATAGAATCTGTACCGCGCCGCTAATGTCCTTTATGCTTTAAAGTCCTTTATGCTTTAATGTTAATAGATAAAGATAATTTATATATAATTTACTTTATCACCTATCTTTAAAGCAGTAACACCCATCTTTAAAGCATAAAGCATAAAGAAACTTTAAAGAATCTTTAAAGAGACAAAAGATTGTTATGAAAGAAGAGGCTAATCGGGGTCGGGGTCGTCCGAAAAAGACTGACGTAGCGGCTGTTAAGAAAGGAAATAGGGGTGTACGTGGCCGTCCCAAAGGCGACGCAGCCGTTATGAACGAATACAAGGCGCGTATGCTGGCTTCACCGAAGTCTGCAAAGGTTCTTGAAGCCATCTTTAACGCTGCCCTCGACGATGACCACAAAAACCAAGCAGCAGCGTGGAAACTTGTTATGGATCGTGTTGCACCTACGGCTATGTTTGAAAAAGAAGTGGTGCAGGGCAACGGTAGAAGCGCAATACAGATTAACATTACGGGTGTTGGCAGCACTGACATCAGCGGTGGTAACGTTATAGACGGAGACTCTGGTGAAGTACTTCAAGATTGAAGAGTTTGACTGTCAAGAAACCGGAAACAACCGTATGGAGAAGGATTTCTTACGTTTGTTAGACGGACTTCGTGACAATTGTGGTTTCCCGTTTAAGATTACTAGCGGCTATCGTGACCCTACGCACTCAATCGAGGCTGCTAAGGCTGTACCCGGCAGACATGCACAGGGCATAGCTGCTGACATACAAATACTAGACAGCAAAAGTCGATTTAAAATAATAAAAGAAGCGATGAAGCTAGGTTTTACAGGCATAGGCGTTGCAGATACGTTTGTGCATTTAGACACGAGAGGCGCACCTCCGGTTATGTGGACATATTGATGCTATATACGAAGAATGCTAACGTAACCACCACAGATGTATCAACAATCGTTACTATCCCTAACGGATACGTAGCACATTGGAATATGTTGTTTGTTACTAATCTTGGTGGGTCTACTAACGGGGCTGGTTTGTACGTTGACAAGCACGACAGCACCCGCGTAGACATCTTAGGTGGCGGTAACGTGTCAGCTAAAGACTACATCCTGTTAAGTGACGCTGTGTTTGTACTACAGCCGGGAGATTCGGTAAAGGCGTTTACAACATCAGCAGGTGATATGGAGTTTGTTATCACATTCGACCTGTTAGAAGCGCCAGCAGTCTTTAACAACTTCAACGGGGCGTAACTTGGAGTTAGACGTACAGTTCACGCCGTGGCAACAGGAGGTGTTTGGTGATACTACTCGCTTTAAAGTTGTTGCTGCTGGTCGTCGCTGTGGTAAATCCTATTTGGCTGCTTGGAGTCTGTTAATAAACGCACTTCAGAGTGACGATCCAAGAAGCTGGACGTTCTACGTTGCGCCTACACAAGGTCAGGCAAGACAGATTATGTGGCGTGTACTTCTCGATCTCGGCCACGCTGTTATTAAAAAGGCGCACATTAACAACCTCGACATTGAGTTAGTAAACGGACAGACGATAGGTTTACGTGGTGCAGACAGACCCGATACTATGCGTGGTGTTTCACTTAACTACCTAGTACTGGACGAATACGCTGACATTAAGTCAGAAGTATGGGAAGAGATTCTACGCCCTGCTTGTGCCGATAAGACTGCCCCTGCAATCTTCATTGGTACGCCAAAGGGCCGTAACCACTTCTACGACTTGTTTAAGTATTCGGAGTTGTCAGAAGACGAAGAGTGGCGTTCGTGGCACTTTACAAGTTACGACAATCCGTTTTTAAAAGAAGCGGAGATTGACGCAGCTAAACGCTCTATGTCGTCCTACGCTTTCCGTCAAGAGTTCATGGCATCGTTTGAGTCTAAAGGCTCAGAGATGTTTAAAGAAGAGTGGGTTACGTTCGGTGAAGAGCCTACTAACGAAGGTGACTACTACATCGCTATCGACTTGGCTGGCTTTGAGGAAGTAGGAAAGAGACGCAGTAAGAACTCTAGGCTAGACGAAACAGCCATATCTGTTTGTAAGGTGTGTGATAACGGTGATTGGTTTGTTGAGAACATTATCTATGGACGTTGGGATTTAAATGAGACAGCCACGAAGATCTTCCAAGCTGTTCGTGATTATAATCCTGTCTCTGTTGGCATCGAAAGGGGAATTGCGAAGCAGGCTGTTATGTCACCCCTTATGGACTTACAGAAGAAATACAACAAGTTCTTCCGAGTTGAGGAGCTTACCCACGGTAACAAAAAGAAAACCGATAGAGTTATGTGGGCATTACAAGGTCGATTTGAGAATGGTGTTATAACACTTAAGAAAGGGGAATGGAACGCTAGGTTTCTTGACCAACTGTTTCAGTTCCCGGATGCTTTAACGCACGACGACCTTATTGACTCACTAGCATACATAGATCAACTCGCTCAGGTTCCTTACGGCATCGGTGACCTTGAGTTTGATGAACCAGAACTTATTGACGCTATAGCGGGATATTAACATGGCTGACGAAAATTTATACGATCTTGACCCACTGATGATCGAAGGCAACCTAGAAGACTGGGTTATGTCTAAGTGCGAAGACTGGCGCGACCACTACGAGTCTAACTACGAACAGAAGTTCGACGAGTACTACCGACTCTGGCGTGGCATTTGGGATCCAGCAGACAAGATGCGTGANTCAGAAAGATCACGTATTATCTCACCCGCCCTACAGCAAGCCGTTGAATCTAACGTTGCAGAACTAGAAGAAGCTACGTTTGGNCGTGGTAAGTGGTTTGACATNACTGATGACATGAATGATCCTGAGCGTCAAGACATCATGTATCTACGCAACAAACTGTCTGAAGACTTTGAAAAGACTATGGTGCGTAAGGCTGTAGCCGAATGTCTTATCAACGCCGCTGTATTTGGTACAGGCATTGGCGAGATCATTATCGAAGAAGAAAAAGAAATGAAACCGGCTACCCAACCTATCATGGATGGCCAGCTACAGGCAGTGGGTGTTAACATCGAAGACCGCGTAGTTGTGCGTCTAAAGCCCATCATGCCACAAAACTTCCTAATCGACCCTATCGCAACGTCTGTTGACGACGCTATGGGTGTGGCTATTGACGAGTTCGTAAGCCTACACCACGTACAGATGTTACAAGAGCAGGGCGTTTACCGTGAGACTTTAGTTGGTACTGCTGCTCCTGACACTAACCTAGAGCCAGACCAAGACCTGTCTATGTACACTGACGACAAGGTTCGTCTAACAAAGTACTACGGGCTTGTGCCTCGTGACCTGCTAGAGCAAGAAGTAGATGACGTTGACAGCGATGCTATGTACGTTGAGGCTGTTGTCGTTATAGCTAACGGCGGTACGCTTTTGAAGGCTGAAGCCAACCCTTACATGATGCAGGATCGTCCTGTGGTTGCATTCCCTTGGGATGTTGTTCCCAGTCGCTTCTGGGGACGTGGCGTTTGTGAGAAGGGCTACAACAGCCAGAAAGCGCTTGACACAGAGATTCGGGCACGTATTGATGCCCTAGCATTAACCATTCACCCAATGCTCGCTATCGACGCTACACGCCTTCCTAGAGGGGCTAAGCCAGAGATACGACCAGGCAAAATGATCTTAACTAACGGAGACCCTCGTGAAGTACTGCAACCATTTAACTTTGGACAAGTTGGACAAGTCACCTTTGCACAAGCTGCGGCGTTACAGCAAATGGTGCAACAGGCAACTGGAGCAGTCGATTCTGCGGGGATCGCTGGACAGGTCAATGGCGAAGCTACTGCTGCTGGGATCTCTATGTCTCTTGGCGCAATTATTAAGCGACATAAACGCACCCTTATAAACTTTCAGCAGTCTTTCTTGTTACCTTTTGTTAAGAAGGCTGCGTACCGTTATATGCAGTTTGACCCTGACAATTATCCGGTTGCAGATTATAAGTTCAATGCTTCCTCTACGTTGGGGATTATCGCTCGTGAGTACGAGGTAACACAGCTTGTTCAGTTACTACAGACCATGCAACAAGACAGCCCACTGTACCCTGTGTTAATACAAAGCATTATCGACAACATGAACCTGTCTAACCGTGAAGAGCTTATCGCTTCTCTACAGCAAGCTTCACAGCCTAACCCTGAAGCCCAGCAAATGGCTCAGATGGCACAACAGGCGCAGCTACAGTTCCAGCAAAGTCAGACGGCTGCGTTGGCAGCACAGGCGCAGGAGTCGCAAGCACGAGCACAGAAGTACGCGGTTGAAGCTCAGCTTGCACCACAAGAGCTTGAGATTGAAAAGATCGAAGCAATCACCCGTAACCTTCGTGAAGGCGATCAAGACGACAAAGAGTTCGAGCGTCGCTTGAAGGTTGCACAAACACTACTAAAAGAGAAAGAGGTAGCATCCCGTGCTAATGACTCAAAACGAGTTCCAACAACTAATCAGCCAGATCAACGAAGCGTTCAAAGACCAGTTCAACCGGCTGGAAACTTTGGAGGTCAAGGTGGAGGCTTTGGAGGGCAAACTCAATGAGCAACAAAAAGGATCCAAGACTGGAGCGAGCAGGAGTAAGCGGTTACAACCAACCGAAGAGGACTCCTAACCACCCCAAGAAGTCTCACGTAGTGGTTGCTAAGGAAGGCGACAAAGTTAAAACAATTCGATTCGGACAACAAGGAGTATCAGGTGCTGGAAAAAATCCTTCTACAGATTCAGAAAAAGCTAGACGAAAGTCATTCAAAGCTCGACACGCTGGAAATATCAGTAAGGGCAAAATGTCAGCAGCTTATTGGGCTAATAAAGTTAAATGGTGAGGAGATCTAATATGCCAAACACACCTAAACCAAAAATGTATACGCAAGCTCAAGTAGACGCTGCTATTCGCAAAGCTATGAAGGACGCTAAGAATCCTGTTCCTAATAAAGCTAAGATGGCTAAAATGTCTAAGATGCAAAAAGAAGCAGAGATGGATAAAAAAATGAAAGCCGCTGCTAAACGTAATTACAAAAATCGTTAAGGAGAAAGACATGAACTTTAAATCTTGTGGGTGTGGTGCAAACTGTAAGTGCTCTAGCAAAAAGAAAAAAGGCAAGGGCAAAGGTTACTAAGATGGCTAAAAAGGGACTGTACGCTAACATACAAGCCAAACGCAAGCGTATCAAAGCAGGGTCTGGTGAGACTATGCGTAAACCGGGATCTGCTGGAGCGCCTAAAGCTTCTGACTTTAAAAAGGCAGCTAAGACTGCTCGCAAGCGTTAATTTAGGTAATTTGTCACAAACTGTTATGCTATCTATTGACAAACGTTAAAAAGTATGGTATAATATACAGTAACTAACAACCAATGAGACAACCTAATGGCCTCAATGACACCTGAACTAGAAACGTATTACAACACTTACTTCGACCTTTTCCGTACAGATGGATGGAAACAGTTAATCGAAGAGCTAACTAACAATGCTGCTGTAATTAACTCAGTAGAAGCAACTAAAGATAGCGATGATTTGTATTTACGTAAAGGACAGTTAAATGTTCTTGCTCATGTTATAAATTTAGAAACAATAATTACTAATGCCTTTGAAGACTTAAATAGAGAGCCTGAAGATGTTTAAGGTTTTTGATTTTAAGTGTGATAATGGTCACGTATTTGAAGACTTCGTAAGCGGTGACGTTACAACCAGTAGGTGCGGTTGTGGCGCTAACGCTACAAAGATAGTATCAGCAACTCAAACGATCCTAAACGGTGCGTCGGGAGATTTTCCGGGAGCGCACATGAAATGGGTTAGAGAACGTGAGAAGGCTGGACGCAAGCGGGACGCTTAATAAGCTAACCCCATGACAACAACTCCATAACCAGTAGGCGGAGATTTAATAATGGCACGAGCGACACTCGTTGATGAGCGCGAAGAAGTACTAAACGACGACGAAGAGGTAGGGTCTTTAGACACTGAGGATACATCCGAAGTTCAAGAGGTAGCCCAAGAAGAAGAGCCACAACAGGACATCCCTGAGAAGTACCGTGGCAAATCTATGGAAGAGATTGTTAAGATGCACCAAGAAGCTGAAAAGCTATTGGGCAAACAAAGCTCTGAAGTAGGTCAACTCCGTGGCGTTGTAGATGAGTACATACAAGCACAACTCTCAAACCAACAAGCACCTGTACAACAGCAAGAAGAAGATGATGTAGACTTCTTTGTTGATCCCGAAAAAGCTGTAGCTAGGGCGATTGAGAATCATCCTAAGATTAAAGAAGCTGAGGCTTACACAGCCCAGAACAAGCGTCAGACGGCGCTCTCGCAACTTCAGAGTAAACACCCTGAGATGCAAGAGATCTTGAACGACAACGGTTTTGCTGAGTGGGTTAAGGGTTCTAAGATCAGGACTCAATTGTTTGTACAAGCAGATCAGGCATACGATTACGATGCTGCTGATGAACTGTTTTCTCTCTGGAAGGAACGCGCAGGTGTTGCCAAACAGACAGTAGAAGTTGAGAAGCAAGCACGTAAGCAACAGCTAAAGTCTGCCAATACAGGCAACGCCAGAGGAACAGGGGAAGGATCAAGGAAAAAGGTATATCGTCGCGCTGACATTATTAAACTTATGAAGACAGACCCAGAGCGATATTCAGCCTTGTCAGAAGAGATCTTTCAAGCATATGCCGAGGGTCGTGTTAAGTAGCCTAATCTAAAGGAGATTTATCATGGCGACTCAAACTTATCCCGGTACAGTTGGCGGGGGTTCTATTGTAAATAAGACCGCTGCCGCTACGTTTATTCCAGAAATCTGGAGCGACGAAGTAATTGCTGCGTACCAGAAGAACCTCAAGATGTCACCCCTTGTCAAGAAGATTTCTATGTCTGGCAAGAAAGGCGACACCATTCACGTACCTAAGCCCATCCGTGGTGCTGCCTCTGCTAAGGTTGCTGACACTGCTGTCAACATCCAAGCAAACGTAGAGACAGAGCTTCAGATTGCTATCGACCGTCACTTTGAATACTCACGTTTCATCGAAGACATCGTAGAAGTACAAGCACTTAACAGCCTCCGTCAGTTCTACACTGAAGACGCTGGTTACCAGTTGGCACTGAAGGTTGACACTGACCTGATGAACGCTGGTACTGGTTTCGGTGACGGAACTCTTGACCTAGCTGCTCCTACTGGCGCTGACTGGGTTAACAGCAACAGCCTGTACTTTAACGCTTCTGCTGGTCTGGCTGACTTTGCTGCTTCAACTGTAGCGTCAGGCGACAACTTTACTGATGCAGGTTTCCGTGAAGCCATCAAGATCCTTGATGATGCTAACGTACCAATGGAAGATCGCGTATTGATCATCCCACCTGCTGCACGTAAGACTGTCATGGGTATCGACCGTTACGTTTCTAGTGACTTCCGTGATGACCGCACTGTTAAGTCTGGTCTGATTGGTAACATCTACGGCGTTGACGTGTACGTATCTAGCAACTGTCCTACGCTTGAGACTAACGTCCGTGGTTGCTTGTTCTTCCACAAAGACGCTATCGTCCACGCAGAGCAGATGTCTGTACGTTCGCAGACTCAATATAAACAAGAATATTTAAGTACACTTTATACCGCTGACACTCTTTACGGTGTTCAGGTATATCGCCCAGAAGCGGGTCTTGTACTTGCAGTATTCGATGAGTAAGTAGTAAAATAGTACCGAGGGGAAAGCTGCCCACACAGTTAGTACCCTCATTTTTATCCTTGTGGGAGGATGTTATGAAACAGTGCAGCACTTGCAAAGAAACAAAAAGTTATACAGAATTTTATAAATGCAATCGTTATAAAGATGGGCATTTTGGACAATGTAAATTTTGCATTAATGAGAAACGCAAAGAGCGTCGAGAAACTATAAACGCTCAAAATAGACATTATTACAAAACAAAAAGAAAGCAGTACTACATTACTAAAGGACACCTAAGAGCCAAAGGTGTTCGCCAAGCTAAACCTAAATGGCTTACAGACGATCACTTGTTTATGATCGCAGAGATTTACGAACTACGCGACTTGCGTTCTNAGCTAACCGGGGTAGTTCATCACGTTGACCATATAGTTCCCCTCCGTGGACAAAACTGTTGTGGCTTGCACGTTCCTTGGAATTTACAGGTTATACCTGCGCAAGACAATTTAAAGAAGTCTAACAGGTTAAGAGGATACTAAAATGGCTATTTTTCGTGGTGACGGTGGCTCACCTGCATCAACAACAGAAGCAACACTTAACGCTGTAACTGAGAAAGCAAACGAGGCGGCTGTATCTGCACA